TAGCCTCACGATTATCACGAGTTATAGCAACGTGAACCCAACCTCTTCCTCTATGTGGTACAGCAGAAGACATAAACAAAGTAAGAACATTAGTATTATGTTCTTTTAAAGCAAAACTTATTCTTCTAGGTGCGTTGTTGTTATCTTCCCATAACGCCCAACCAGATTGCTCTGCGTTTACTTGTGCATAGTTATTAGTAAATGCCCCACATATAGCACTTTGAATAGTGTTTTCAATTTCACCTGTTTCATTTGGTCTTATGAACATCTCAAGTGTGCCTTCTGCACTGCCCCAATGAAAATCATAGTGGTCGCCTTGGCAAAAACCTTTATCTATGTTTGGAACTATCATTGACCTAAAATTTTCGTTGAAAAAATGCCATGAATAGTATCCATCTTTTTCAAATGGGTTTTCGTGAGAAGCTATATTATTAGCTTGTCTTAAACCTTGATTAAAATATCTAAAAGTGTAGGTGTCTTTTGCTGATGGGCCTTGGTTTTCTAAATATCCAGTTCCCGCATTGTGGTCAGATACATTTAAAAAAGCATCTCCACTTAAATTGTCGTTGTTTCCACCATCTGTATTTTCTGCTTTTATCATAAAAGTGGTATTAGCCCTATGTGGGTCTCTCTTAACTTTACCAGGCCACTCACCTCTTTGATTTGCTTCAGCAACATCTTCTACCTTCCAAACTCCAGAGGCTTTCTCTTTAGTAGGTAAGGTTCTTTTTGCTTTAATTATGTTGCCTTTAAATCCCATTGTTATTCCTTTATTTTTTTCCAAGTTTTATTAAACTCATCCCACTCATACTCTTCGGGTTTTAAATCTTTCCCTAAAGCTACAGGCGGTTTCCAATTCTTAATTGTTTTATCCCAGACAAAAGAATCAAAAGGTTTAGGTGGTGTATATATATCGTTTATGGTGTCGTATTTATATCCAATACCCGCAAACTTCTCTCTTTCTTTACCACTATAAGAGGTTTTTCTCCAAGTCCCTTGACCACCTCTAAAATTTTTTAACCATTGTATTCCCAACTGTTCGTTCTCCTGTCCATTCTTATCGAGAATTACAGAGTTAGAAACAACAATAGTTTCTACCACTATATTATTTTTATCTAATCTAACAAAATGTGCCATTAGTCTACCTTAAATGTTCCAGATGCTAAAAAAGCATATTGCCTATGACCGTTTGCGTTAACTATTTCGGGTGAACCTGTTACCACAGCCGCAGGGAAGTTGTCTGGGTATCTCACAATAAGTATTCCAGAACCACCGTTACCAGGAGGATTATAATTAACGCTATTATGGTGAAAATCTCCACCTCCGCCACCACCAGTATTTGGTAATCCATTAACGTGATAATCAAAAATAACTCCTGTATTACCAGCAGTTCCAAACCCCATGTTTAGTTTATAACTAGTATCTCCTCCTCCACCAAGTCCGCCTATACCGCTTGTTGGAGCTGCCGTAGTAGCTTCAAAAGCTCCACCTCCTCCTCCTGCATATATACCGTCTTCTCCGTAAAAAGTGGTACCGTCTGCTTTTTTAAAAACAGTATTAGACTTACCATCACCGCCTTGGTATATTCCGTCTGTATTGCCTTGTTCTCCAGCTCCGCCGCCACCTCCAGGTACAGAATTAGCAGGTGAAACATTAGGTCTACCAGCAAAACCACCACCATGATTACCAAAAGCATTTACGTTACCAACTCCGTTTGGAGCTTCTTGTATAGAAAAACCACCTCTTAATTGGTAATGACTAGTTCCACCTCCAGAGCCACCACTACCAGCAAAAACATTATATTGTGATATTGCTCCTCGACCACCTCCTAAAGCTGATAAACCAAAAGCCTCTGTGTTTGTTCCATTTGTACCACTAACAAATTCCGTAACACCACCACCTGCACCTATTTGAATAGTGTAATTAACACCTCTATTTATTTTAAAAGAAAAATCTAGGGATTCTAATACGCCTCCAGCACCTCCGCCACCCCCTCGTGACCCGTTACCAGGCGAACCTGCACCGCCTCCTCCAACCATAATAAATTGGATGCCTAATTGTGGAACAGGAAGATTAGATGCTGAGAGTTTTTGAGCGTAGTCGTTTAAAGTAAAAACACCACTAGCGTTAGAACTAGTTACTTCAGGTTCAACAGAAGATATAACTCCACCTATATACCTCACTTAAAATCTCCTTAAAGTATACGTTCATATGAAATCATACAAGTTAAATCAGCAGAAGCACCCGCACTAGCTTTAATAGAATCGTTTTCTTCTAAATAAAACCCAGTATTTTTATCGGTGACTACAACTGCCGCATCAGCAGGTACGCTTAAAGTAGAAACTATAGGTCTGTTGTTTGTGCCATCATGATACTTAATAGTTACATCCGCTGCACTTACTCCATCTACGTTTGCTACTTGAATTACATTTATTTTATAAACAGTATTAGCGGATGCAGTTAATAAAGTTGCCTCTGCTACGTCTAAAGCAAATGTCTGAGTTTTTCCTTGAATCTCAGTAGTATTTACTATATTTGGGTTTGCCATCTCTTACTCCTATTTAGCGAATACCATTGCAAATACTAATGCACTTGCTTTGGTTGAAATTGAGGTTGTGTCTACTGCAAAAGTACCAGTAGCCGAGTTAGTGTTTATAGTACCGCCAGTTAAACCTGTTCCTGCTGTTATAGAAGCTACCGCCCCCGTGTTTCCTTTCTGGGCTAAAACCTGCCAACTACTTGGCGATGAACTAGGAGTATTAGCTAAGTTGCTACTTGTTCTTGATAAATAACTATTCCCATCAGTAAAAGAAACTACATCATTAACGGCATACGAGGTAGCTGCTGTAAACGAACCCAATGGACTAAATCCCTGAGCAATCGGTGTAGCACTATTTTGAAAACTAGATACAAGAGCAACGATACCAGTGCCGTTGGCTGATGCTTCTATCTTATCCCCTGCTTCCATGTTGACAGGTTTTGGTAAAGTAAAAGTTGAATTACCCGAAACTGTCGTAGTTAAAAATGTAGACTCTGAAGAAGCAGAAGAATTAAAATAAGAAAGCGTTACACTTCTATCGGTATCTGTTGAATTAGATAATATGAGAGAGTGTAATGATGCTTCTAACGTAGCTGGTACTTCCAACAATGTTTGTTTTGTTGGACTTATATTTATGGGTGTTCCTTTTAAAGCCATTTTATCCTCCAAATATTAGTGACATAGCCACAGGGTCTTGGTTTAAAGGAACTCCTGACTTTGACACTAATGTATCGTTTCCACTTAATATAACTGCCTTTTCAGCAGGGTAACTTACAAAAATATCTTTGCTACCTGAACTAAAAGAAACCTTATTATTACTATTAGTAGATTTAAAAACAGTTGTTCTCGCTAAAACATTACCAGCACCGTTTAAAGTGCCTAAACCTATTTCAAAAGCAGTTCCATCCGTGCAAGTGTAATAACATTGATTATTAGCTCCTATACCACTAGCAAATGTTTGAAACCCCGTACTAGCACCTGCTAATGTAAAATCACTAGTCCCAGTAGTAGCTGTGGTTTCTTTTACTCTATCTGCTTGTATAAGTGCCATCAGGCTATCCTAATAATTGCATTGTTTGCGTCTGGTGTTGGGAAAATTACGCTAAATGTTCCTGAAGACGCAGCTTTATCCGAACCAAAATCAAGAATTGCGACAGCTTTATTACTAGCAGAACTGTTATAAATTAAAGCCCCTCTAGCTGTTATAGTTGCATTAGAAAAAGAAGTATCCGCAAAATCAGTTAATCCAGTTGTTCCACTATTAGTCGGTGTTTGATTTGTTAAAGTGTTTCCACCCGCACTATACCCATTTCCTGTTACTTCACCATTTGTTGTATACACTTCAGTTGCAGCGTTTAAAGTAGCTGAATTACTGTACAAAGCTAATTTAAAAGTGTGACCACTTCCGTTGGTAAAATTGTGCGTTGCAGTAAGCAGTTCTTTCTTAAAGCTGGTTGCTAAAAAACTTCCGTTAAAAGCCATGTTATAATCTCCTTAATATATTAGCCGCCTCCTCATACCCACCCTGAAGTAAAATTTGCATACATCTGTCTTTTTCAGATTGCTTTGCTTGATTTATCCAATATTCTAACAGATTTTTCACATTATTTTTAAAAAATAAAGCCTGTTCTCTTATTGCGGGGTCAGCAGTTTCGGATACAGAGATAATTTTATCTGCACAAATTTCAGCTA